GGAAAAACAGCAGTAAACAAAGCTCTGTTTTCTGGATTATCTTTAGATGGCAAAGCAGGTCCCTTTGTTGCTCCAAACTTTTCTGCTAACTCTTGCGTATATAAAGTAGCAACAGGATTGTTAGTTCTTGAGGTTAAACCATTTGGACCATTATATTCTAATTTTGTTAATGCGTCGTAATAAGAATTAATATTAGAATTAGTTTTTTCAATTTTAGTATTTTTGTTAAACGCATCATTCCAATTAATTTTTATAGCATTAGTTTTTTCTAATGTATCTAATTGAGTTTTTTGAGGTTTATTAAATAAATTTCCCCAATTAATCTTTATTGTTTGTTGAGCCATTAATTATTTTCTTTTGGACCTTGAAATTCATCCATAGTAAAACCATCTTTTTGCATAATCAACATGTCTAACATGTCTAATCTTTTTTCTTGTTCACTTTTGTATGTCATTTTTTGTGAATTTGCTATATTTTGACCATGTGAAGTAAGTAAAAACTCAAACATAAATTGTTGCAACTCATCTATAGTATTTGTTGATTCTCCATTTTCTACATTTAATCTACTAGCAATGCTTGCTTCTGTAAAACCTGCTTTTTCAAATTCTCCATTTTTAACCATAAAAAGTATATCATCTATTGTAAAAAAAGATTTTTGTTGTTTTCTGTCTCCAGCGTCTAAAGGGTCCATTAATATGTTTATATCTGAATGTTTTGAAAAAGTTGTTTGTCCTTGAGGGTATATACCTTCTATTTGACTTTGAATAAAACCACCCTCACCTTTTTCAATCTTATCTCGTATTGCAGTCTCTGCTTCTCTTGCTACTCTATTTACCTCTACTTTATCAGCTGTAGCTTTGGTTTTTACTTTTTCAGCTGCTCTACCTTCAGAAGCTATAGTTCTGCCTACAGTTCTTCGTTCTGACGCTAATGTTTTTGCTAAAGCTCGTTGATTTGCAACAGTCTCTTCATAGTCTTTAAATTCACCACGAGACATGCCTGTTTCTTTTCTTTCG